TGGATTCATTTTATTGAATTGCGTAGTGCTAATGGCACACAAAAAGAACATCAGGAAGTGGCCAAAGCCTGTGCCGAAGCTATTAGTAAAATATTTTCTTTAACTATTTGTCTAGGTAATAGTTTTTAAATCTACGCCAATATTTGCCCGAACTAATCTCATCATTGTTCCAATGTATATGTGCAATCTTATCTAACCATTGTTGCCTGTCGATCATCACAGGTGTTTCTATTAGATTAATATCATCAAATCCCACATCGTAAGCCCAACTATTTAAGGGATCATCCAAATACACCGGTATTCCTTGAATCACGCTGACGCAATTTGAAGTAGAATTAAATCCCACACTACACCAGGCATTAGTTAGATCAGTTCGAATATGATCGTTATCTGATATAGATACAGTCTTTTTTCCGAAAAGAGTTTGTAGTTTTTTTCTATTTTCAATATTACAGCCTTTATCACCTGGGTGCAGTCTAACAATAATTTTTCTATCTGTAATTTTTTTTAATCTTTTTACAATACCGACAATCCATTCTAAACCATTTTGATTGGGCATGTTCCAAGATAATGTACGTTGCCCTAAAACTAAGATGTGACTACCGTTTTTTCGCCAATCTGTCGGTAGTAGTTTATGGTGAGTTAAAATATCATTTAATTTTGAATCATATCTTTCATCACCTAAAAAATATTCACCATCTGTCGGATAAACACTATTCACACTGTATCTATGATAGAAATGAGTCGGCTTGCCATATGAAAAAATATTGCTATCCACAAAAATAATTTTAGCTTTTTGAATTTTTAAGGTATCAATAATTCTTTTTCTATAATTATTTTCTAAAGTATAGCCTAAAATAAAACCAGCATCTAATTTTGGAATAGTATCACTAGGACTTCTAAATTCTATGGCCTCGTCGCCACATATTTTTACTCCATCACGGAAACAATTCATTAAGTTTTCTTTATGGGGAGACTTATGAATATTACTTATAGACGAATAAAAAATTCCCACTTTCATTGTTTCCATGCCTTAATAAATCTGTCACAGTTGTGTACACGAAATCTTGTTGCCAATACCCGCATTCTATTGGTCCTTTACTCTTACACTTGAAACATTGCCTTCTTCGGTCAATGTGGTACGTCCCATTTGATAATTTGCTATTTGTATACTGCAAAGAAACGTATTAATTGCATTATCTGCAGGATACCAGTAGTCGCTGTAAAATTTAACCAATCGTTTTGCTGCATGTGGTTTTATTGCATATCCAACACAGCCAGGCATGCAAAATTTTTTCCAAGTAAGAGCTTGTGGACTACCTGTTGGATCTTCTAAATAGGTCTTACAAGGATCGTGCAAATAAGTTTGTTTGCCCAATGCCAGTATCAATACATCGTCCCATTCTACAGGCATAAAATTTCTATAAAATTTTACATCATCTTCGAAGATCATAATAGGTTCGTCGAGATCTATGCACTTTTGCCACAGTGAGCAATGACTGAAAAAACAACCTTTAACTCCTGGAGTACTCATTTTTTCAGCAGAGTCGCCCACCTCAATTCGTTTATAAATTTTACTATGGTACTTAGATAAAAACTCGTCATGTAAATATGGACAAATTAATTCTAGTGTTTCTTCCTGTGTTAATTCTTGATTTTTTATGCTATACGGATATAATTTTTTATTTCCTTCGCGAGCAATTTCCACAGCATTAGCACCCGAAATACCGTCGAATAACTCAGCGTCAATCCCGTACTCCTCAACAAGAGTTTTAAGAACTATTTGTGATGATTGCACACTATGTTCTTTGCCGGACAAATAAATTACAAACGCCTTCATACTATTGCTTGTTGTTGACAATATTCAGTTAGGATACGTTCTTTATGCCATTCATTGGCCATAGGTGTATTGGCAAACTCATGGAAAGAAGGAGCTCCTAAAGTGTAATGTAATAATTTAGCGTCAGGATTAGCACCATATTCGTCTGGAAGCCAGTTCCATTCTTTTGGCAACTCGCCTATTCGACTGTCATCTAACCAAGTAAATCTATGTAATTCTGCACCAGTTGCTTTCATTATATACTCCGGAGTTAGTATTCTATTTGGAAAACTATTGCAATTCCAAAGTATAACACTAGACCAATTTTTACGAGGATAATCCTCATTTTTGGCACCTAAGTATTTAACCGGCATTTTAGTTTTATAGTCATGCTTAACTACTTGTACATCAAATGATGTATTACGTAAATTCCACAATTCTGTAATATCAGTACGTACTATCATGTCGCCATCTATAAAGATAGCATGACCACACCAATGCATAAGATATGGTACTAGGAATCTAGTGTAGATAAAATGGTTACTACCGTCAGTATGAGTCTCATTGTAATCTTTAAAAAGATTCAATGCCACTGGTACAATACTAACTGGGCTAGAACTATTTCTTATTATGCTATTAGCGCATACATGGAATACTGTAGCCTCTCTAGGATCATACCCAATAAAAATTGGGATAATATCTTTCATCTATAATGTAGCATCTTCTAACCCTGCGGTTCGAAGTTTTATTACATTACTTAGCTGCCATTGCTTGATATCCAGGGCCTTCGTGATACCCAACCATTTATTTCGTAGTAGGGCGAACTCGTTAATGATTTTTTCAAAATCAACCACATCTTGTTCACCCTCTACATAACGATCACAATCTCGACTACTCAATGCCCTTTGATAGTTTTCCAAATACTTTTTAAAATATTGACTTTTGATTTGACGTAATTCAATATTAAGGAATTCTAAGATAGCCTCAATTTCCTGTAACTGGTTAAACCTTTGTTCCACAATGCCTGGCATACTGGCTGCTGCCTTTTCGATATTTCCCGTTATACGGGCGTCAGCTCGAGCTGCTTCTAATTCAATATTATAGTAATCCACAGCATCAGGTAACAAAGTTAAATCTTGACTAATCTTAGAATACCACATGATCAATAATCGTCTTCTTCAGAATCCTCATACTCTTCATCAACTTCAGTATCATCTTCTAAATAGTACTCAATGGCACTATCTAAGTCAGCATCTGCTCCCATAGCACCTTGAAGAACTTTATCCTTGATATTAAAGTCTGCTAACAAATCAACAAATTGTTCGGCAGCAGCTTGAACATCTTCCTTACCAATGAACTCTTTAAAAAAACACCAAATATCACTAATTTGATTATCAGTCATTTTCTACAGTCTCCTCCGTTATGACCTCTTTAGGTTTAATGTTATGGAAATCCTCCATTAACATATCTAATTTATCATTTTTCCATTCTTTTCTGTAATATAAATGTTCTGCACCCTTACTATCAGTAAACTTGAGTCTATTGCCTTGTTGTACTAATATACCTTTAGCTTCAAACAAATCTACTAGACCACTATATGGATCCATACCAGTTTCGTATGGAATCTTAATTTGAAGTGTTTCAAAAGGTTTGGCATAACGAGTCTTCATGATCTTGCAACTAGCTCGAATACCTTTCACTTCACTGATCTTGTTGCCATTCTCGTCCTCTTTGAGTTTGAGCTTTTTCATAGCAACTACAATACTACTCGCATAAACAAAGCCTTGTCCGCCACTGATCTTGTCATCTGGGTCAAACATGTCTTGACTAGCATAGGTATGATTGGTACAAACCATGCCCACATTATAATTACCAAACATATTGACACAATTACGCACCAATGCCGTCAATGCTTTGGGTTTACGCCCCATATCCCCTTTCAGGTCACCTGCTTCAAATTGATTAACATCAGTGGGGGTTAATAACATACCCAAACTATCAAGTACAAACAAAACTTTAGGACGCTCTGCCATTTCTTTGTACTCTTTCATAAACTCACTGATAGTTTTGGCCACATCATCAATCATAGCCATGTTCAGTTTGAGCAATTTATCTTCACTGGTGTCTACGCCTAGTGCTTTAAGCCATGCTTCATCTAAGGCATTTTCTGTATCAATTAGAACTACGTAGATGCCTTGTTCTTGTGCATTTTTAATTAGA